CCTGCTCTGCGGCATTCAGGCGGCTGAAAATTTCGACCCGCTCAGTCCTGAGATCACGGTGCAGCTCTTCTAGCTGGTTGGCCATATTGTCTACGCTGGCACTGAGCCGCACCAAGCAATCGCGATCCTGCGCGGTTCTCTTGTTGTGGCCATTAAGGCTAATAAGCAGGCCTGAAACGGTGGCCCCAATCACAGCCGCCCCAAGCTCTACCACGTCCTGAAGACCTCTATCCATCATGGCAAACGAGCGCGAGGAACAAGACCACAGCTGGCTAGCTGACTTTGTTCGGATTGTGATTTTGGCTTGGGCTTTGGCTTGCTTAAGTCTTAACTATCTGGGCCACGTCAAAGCGATGGACCCCACGTTCCCGGCCTCGCTGCTGACCGGCATTCTGGGATCGATGGGCGTCAGCGTTGGCAAGAACAACAACAAGAAAGACGGCCCTAGAGTTGAGGAACCAAACACTACGAGCACGCCTAAGAAATGAAGCGACTCCTAGCCCTGGCGTTCGTGATTTCGGCGGCTCCGGCTCAAGCTGACATCACGCACAAAATCCAATCCAGCATCCAACTGTCCGTCGATGGAGCCGCAAGCGCAGCCACAAGAGTCCCCACTGTCTACTCCGTATCGGGGACAGGAGCTTCCACTACTGATGGAACAAATTCTGGCGCTCTTGGCGGTTTTGGGACTGTTACTAACGGTGTCCCTTCTATCACCACCATCAGCGCAACTCAAGCCACCGACGGGGCTGCCTTCTCCTTCTCGACCAGCTACATAGAAGGGGACAGCACAAGCACCACTAGCACCACCGTGACTAGCGGAGTGGTGGGCAGCCTGCCGCTGCTCGGTGAGACCACGACGACTAGCGGTGGGGTGGCCGGATCCTTGGCCGGAACCATTACCTCAGGCCATGGCATCACCGGCACAGCAGGTGGGGCTGGCACTAGCTTCACCGGCCAGGTGGTCACCGAAATCACCGTCGGCAACTGATGCGCCGGCTTGCTGTTCTGTTGCTTTTGGCGGGGCCCTGTAGTGCGGCCCCGCTTGTGCCGAATTTCAACACGGGCACAATGACTTCGCACACGGAGTCAAAAACTCAGATCACGGAATCAATCCGGTCCGTTGACTATCAAACGGGCTACGTTTATTCAACAAGCGGCACAGGCGTCAGCCATTCCGGCACCTCCATGATTCCGGGGGCTGAAACTGTGCAAACGCAAACCACCGATGGCATCACTTCTTCGTGGACGGGACTTGCACTAGAAGCAAAGCCAGCGTGGACAATGACAACACCAGGCGGCAGCTTTCAACTGACCGAGTCGTACAGCGGCCCAGGCCTGTCGAAGGTGACCACCGTGGAGCGAACCACGCTCGTAGAGTCCACTACCTCAACCACCTCTGTCTTTGGGCAGTAATCCTTAGCCCTTCGGCAGCGATTGCACAGGTGAACGCAACGGCAGCGCCGTCGTCTGTGAGCAATGGCTCGGTGACAAACCAGGCTATTCAGATGCTGACCGGGCCCTATCCAAATGCAAACTTTGGCGGGTCGATTGCGTGCCAAGGACCAACGTTCAATCTTTCGCCGTTTGTCACTAAGAGCAAGTCCTACGCCTTGCCCTACACCCCAACACTGACCACTCCGGTCTATGACACCTCAGACGCTGATGAGAATGGCGTCCCTGATAATCCTGGGCGCATTCTCTACATGGATCAAAGGCCTTCAAATCAGAAGGACTCTCACGCGCTCAACTTTGGCATCAGCGCCACAATTTCCTTCCCACTAGACGGTGGGATTCAAGAGCGCTGCAAAGCCGCGGCCGATACCCAGACCGCACTGCAGCGGCAGATCTTGGCCAACAAGAGGCTTGACTTTGAGCTGGCCCGGCTCAAGAACTGCGGCGAGCTGGCCCAAAAGGGCATCAGCTTTCACCCTAAAAGCCAGTATTACGTCATTTGCTCGGACGTTGTCCTAGGCCCTATCCCAGGCCAGAAGCCCGTCCCGCACGTTCACCGGCTCACGGTTTCAAAGCCCGCCGCAAAGTCCTCACAGCCAAGTTCCGCTCCCGCTGTGAAACCCTCCGCTCCCATACCGATTCCAGTGGAACCGTTTTCCCGCGGAGCTTCGCAATAGCCTTCACCGTCTTTTTGACGGTGGGCTTGATCGTCTTCAGGATTAGGTCCGCCAGCGGTTTGGCCACCAGGGCAGAAGTCGTAGCCACCAAGGCAATCGTGGTCGTCGTGACCACTGCTCCCACATCCGGGAGGCCGTCGATGGCCTGCTCAATGAATGGCTTCTCTGCTGCAGGCTTTGCCTCCTGAGTTGCCTCCGCATCTGTTCGAGGTAGTCGCGGGATTCCCGGTAGTTCAGCAGACGGTTTGGCCTCGTCCTTTTCATCGTTTTGATTAGCTGGGGCGGCCTCAAGGATCTGCAGCTCACTAGGCCGAAAGTCCATCGGGTTGAACGATGGCACCTCCCCATCAGGGCAGAACATGCCAACCCTGTTGGGGTCATCCTTGAGTAGTGACGGGTTCAGCTGCTGGTCAGGGTGGACAGGAACACACCCAGGCATCTGAATGATCGGCGGCGCTAATCCTGGTTGGAGGGTGACAGGGGGCGAAGCCGGCAGTGTTCTAATTTCTGGAAGGCCTCGGACCTCTGGAAGTGGTAGAGGTTTGATGGTGACTGACCGGATCTCAGGCATCCCTCAAGCAGCTCGCAGATGATGTCCGGCAGATAGTCCACGTCGTAGCCATAGAGGCCGTTGACGGGGTCGTACCAAAGGCCCTCTTTCTTCATTTTTTCAAGAACGGAACAGCGGGGCCCGTTGTCGTTGGCAAGGATTGCATCATGCCGTCGAACTTGCCGTCGAGCTTGCCGGTGAGTTCCTTCTCAACCGCGCTTGTGATTTCGCCGGTGATCCGCTGCACAGCCTTTTTTTGGATCGAGTCCATTTGCATGAACGAGATCACTAGGGCCGCGGTCATCGAGCCCGACAGCAGGAAACCGGCCAGGCCCAGCAGGTTGAAGATCCTTTGCATCAGATCACAGTCCTAGTTTGAAAATTTGGATCGGTTTCATCCAAGTGACATTCTGGCCCGAATCCAGTTTTCAGCACCTCTTCGCTTAATTCTTCGGCAACGGGCTGGCCTTTGGTTGGCGCGTCACTTTCAAAGCTTTTCAACCACTCGCGCAAGCGATCACCCGTCGGCGTCTTGGGTGGCCACGCAACGAACTTGAGCATGGCTTTGCGGTCCTTAAACCACATCGAAACGTCGGGTTTCCAAGCAATCCAAAATGCCCCATTCCAAGGATCAAACGTCCGGGTAATCTTCAGGCCAGGGGCCTCGAACTGGTCAATCTTCATCAGCGAGCAGTCGGTCGATGTACCAGCGGGCCTTCCTCAGATCCTCTGGGCCGTTCTTCAGATCGGTGCGCCAAAGATATTTGATGGCCGACCCTCTGCAAAATGCCCGGAACCCATCAGGGCCCAGGGCCGCCTCGATCGCGTCGATGCACTCAATCGCCCCTTGCGTGTAATGCGCGGGGTGATTAACCGTCTCGATCGTCAAGGATTGCACGTTCTGAAGCGTAGGGGGGTTTTGCATAGAACTCGCGAAGGTCGTCAAGATACGGCACAAGCCAGCGATCAAGCGGGAAACAATAGTCCCAGTTTTCTGGCTTCATGCAACCGAGCAGAACGGTGTGCCAAAGGGCCTGCGCATAGTTGCGCGTGACCAAGGCCTGCTCGTACAGCTGCACAAAAAAGGGCCGCCGAAGCGACCCTTGGTGTTGGTGTACAGCCAGTATGGCGTCAAAAGGTGTACTTGGAGCCCACCTTCAGACCATACGAAACATCAGAGCCCTCGAACTTGGAAGCCGAGACTTCTGCATACAGGTTCATGTGGTCAGAGACCTTGCCGCTCACGCCGGTCTTACCAGCCACGCCCCAATCTGCAGTGCCAGTGCCGGTAGCCAAAGCAGGACCAGCCTGGATGTAGAAAGGACCAGACTCAACACCCACATCCAAGTTCAGGGTGCCACCCAAGCTGGTAGCGCCGCTGAAGCCTTGGTTGTACTCAGGATTCACATAGAACTTGGTTTCTGCTTGAGCAGCAGGAGCGAGGGCCACACCCACAGCAGTCAGGGCGAGAGCGGCGCAAGCGGTCTTGATCATCGGGATAGAAAAACCGTTGCCAAATCCTACCGTTGGTTGTTACTTGGCCGGTGGAAAAAGTGTCTTTCAAAGACAAAGCCCCGACCGAGTTGGCGTCGGTCAGGGCCTTGCATTACCGCCCCAGAAGCGGCCCAACGATCATACCTCCTGCAAATAGCTCTGGTAGTAGGCCATCGGCTTGAGGCGTTGCAGGATTCGCCACAGCTCGGCTTGATGTTGCCTGATTGATGGGTTGTCGTTGCCTCGTTCGCGGTAGGCCAAGACTGCGGTGTAGATCAACCGCATCTCGCTATCGCTGAACTCATGCATGACCGCCACCGTCAAGCCTCACATCTTCATGATCTAGCGGGTCTTTCCCACCCTTGCAGATCACAACGGCTCGCTTGTAGTAAAGAGAATCGGTTTTACCCGCAGCCTCTAGCGCAAACATAATCTTGCGCCAGTTGTTGCGGGTGTGCCGATCCATTCACCTGCCCTGGCCGCGATATTTCTTCCTTCCGTGTTTAACGGCTTTTGAGTGTTGACCCGCACCTTGACGGGTTTTCTTAGGCTTTCCAGGGCGGTGCTCAATCCGCCCCAGCGCCGTCTTCGACTTGACTGCCATCAGGGAAGCTGCTGTTCTTGTTCAGCAACGAATGCCTGATAAGCAGCAACTACTTCATCGGTCCAGAGTGCCGTGGCAAC